CAGATCGAAAGTATTGTTGCTAACAACGGCTTGCATAAATTCATCAGTGATATTGATAGCGTTGTGCAGATTCAATGCTTTGCGTTGTACATCGCCAGTAGGAATTCGAATGTTCAGAAACTCTATGATATCAGGATGCGATACGTCCATGTACGCAGCATAAGAGCCCTTGCGAGTCTTACCTTGACGATACGCAATCATGTCTGCATCTACGGTGTGCAGAAAAGGAATTGGCCCGGGTGCAATGTCAGATACCGTACGAACATCGCTCCAGTGACCGCCTACGCCGCCACCAAGCACGGAAAGCCATCGCAGTTCACTAGAGTGATCAATTAATCCTTCAAGCGTATCAGGCACGTAGGTGAGAAAGCATGAGATAGGCATGCCCTTGCCCTTGCCATTTCCGTTGGGCGCGTTCGACAAAACAGGTGATGCGAACATGAACCACTTCTTTGAAACATACTCATAAAGTCTTTTAGCAAGTTGAACATCCATTTCGTCTTTGTATGTCGCCCATGCTTTTGCTGCACGAGCATATGCTTCTTGTGGTGACTTTTCATATTCGTTCAAATAAAAATCTTTGAGCATGCCAATGGCATAGCCTTCTAACAATTCATCCCGAGATAGATCGATTGTGACTGACATTTTTTTCTCTCTTTTTAAAGCGAATAAGGCACTATGGCTAATATACTAGCCATCAAATATGTTTATGAGTATTACAGTTTACACTATATGTAGTGTTTGATCAATTGGCTTGTTGCTTTTGTATGACTTCTTCGTTCTTCTCAAGCCAATCATCTGCGTCAGTGCCTTCATCGCCGGTCGTTGCTTCTCGGTAATACAGAATGATTTCTTTCTGCTGACGAACATAACGACGGATTTCTTGAAGATTGAAAGCCATGTTCTCATAACTTTGAGGAGTCAATGCGAACACAACTAGATCACCACCAAGAATCTTTTCAATCTTTGCTGTCTGCTCTTCTAGATTGTCCTTTGTAATCACAAAGAACTTGACGTTTTCTAGAGAGATTTCCTGAGGGAGAGGCGGCTGGTAAATGCGCAACGGAACTGTCTCAGTGACTGTAACCACTTTGGGTGGTAGAGGCTCAGGTTCTGACTTCTTACCAAAGCCAAACTTAGGTAGCCCGAATGTAGAACATCCAGAGAGGACCAACGCGAGCAGTATAACACTAACCTTCTTCATTTGCAACCTCCACATCATCAGCCTGATCTACTTCACGGCTATCTTGTTCTACTTGACGAAACACAGCATCAGTGCCTTTGTTGATGCGAGGTTCGATAAGACCAGGCTTCAGTCGGGCTAGTTTCGTTAGATCGTGTTTACGGAAAATGGACATGTATTCATCGCGCTCTTTGGCAAGTTGAGCATGTTGCGAAGATAGATTGGTGAATGCTTCGCGTTGCTTCTCCATGTCTTTCTTCATAGTCTCAATGGCGCGTTGGTTCTGTTCTTGCGCAGCAACCAGTTTCTCTTCGTTTGATTTCAGAATAACAATTGCTGATTCTTTTTGTGCGATAACACTTGACAACTCATTGACTTTCATGTTATGATAGGTGTACCCACCGCCGCACAGAAGAAGAATAATAGGGAGCATTTTGATAAATGCGAACATATTTTAGCACTCCAAATTAGGTGGTAATCTCATTAGACAATCAAGCACTTCTGAACTTCGCTCTCTGTCTTTCTCTCTTTGCTTATAATACTCCATCATGTTCTGCTGAGCATGTGGAGGTAACTGAATATATGCTGCTCTTTCTTGAGCATTCATAAACTGCTTCTTAGGATATGTAGCAGAAATACTAATCGTGTATAAGAAAGTTTCGTCTGGCTGCTCTTCACGAATAAGGTCGGGTGACCACGCCACTGCGCATCCTGACAAAAGCAGAACGGGCAGCAAACGAATCATTTACTTTGCTTTTTGAACTTACCGTTGATTTCGATATAGCGTCTGGTGAGGGGACGACGCTTTCTTTTCTTACCATGCATCCAGTCTGCAGGATCATTCTTCGAAGTACCAGCGACGCCTGGACCGGTCGTCATGGTTGGTTCTTCACTGAATTGCTTGAACGATTTCACTTGTAAAGTTCTCCTACAGTCACATATACAGGCTGACCAGAATTTATGTGTGTCACTTCATATATATCTAAACCGAGTATTTCACCAACAGGATATGCATCGTCTTCGACACGCACTTGGTCTTTAGGCAAAAGCATTTCGTCAAGATTGCTAATGCGTTCTTCTCTTAGTCTATAGATTCCAGGGGACAACTGCTTGTTCTCCAGTACATACCAATAGCAGCCTTCTTGAAGAAAATCTAGAGGATCGATATTGCACTCTCTTAGAATTTTGTTGATGGTGCTATTGCTCAATGAGTATTTTTCTTTGAGAAGAAAAAGTGCAGCAGCATACGATGCAAGTGTGCTTCGACCACCAGGCACTTTTTCAAGTAATCTTTTGATATTGAATACAAGACGAATGAAGGTAGTATACGCAGATTTCTTTTCGTCATTGTCAAGTTTTACTGACTTGTCGCGCTTACCTTTTTCGTCAATAATACCCAATCTGTAGGCATCAGTTTCTTCCCACGGTGTTGTGAGCAGTTTTACAAAACGAAACGAATAATAAAGATCGCCGGCTCTAGATGCTAATGACACTATATTTTCCTCAATTCTTCAACAACATGATTGTCCATTGGTGTGCCTGTATATTTATCGTTTGTTACGACATTCAGATAAATCAGAAAAGGCTTGACTATATGCATGTTTGTGTGATCTAATACCTTATAATCAAGCATGCGCAGCCCAGGTTCAATACCAAAGACATTAAAGATAACAACAAGGTGATTCAGAATCAGATTGACAGATAACTTGCCGCCGTCCTGATATCTTCGTATGAGTCTCTTCAGATATTTAAATCGTTTAAGGTCCTCATGAAACTCTTCTGCATCAATACATGTAGGATTATAATAGTTCCTTGCTGCATACAGCAGAAAAGTATCCTCATTCAATTCTTCAAATAGTAGCATTTGAGCCTCTATAACAAATCACTTTTTCATATTTATAAAAAAACCCGCCAGTTGCCTAGCGGGTTCTTAAATTACAAACTAAATTACTTCTTAGCAGAATAAGCCTGCCCACCAAAGAATGCTGCAACAATCGCAGCAACAGACACAAAGTATGTAGCAGCCATATCACCTAGAATTTCTGACGCTTTGTCAAGCCCAATCCAATCTGCTAGTACAACAGCAAAGGGATAAAGCAGAAGACCAAACAAGGCAAACCATGTCATACTTCTCTGTGCATCGCGCATCGCATCGGCATCTTCAAGTTCTTTACGCTTGAATTCCATATACATTTTGTGTTCTTCTTCAGAAACATGCCCATCACCATTTGTATCAGCGGGATGATACCCGCCGTTTTTCTTTTCTTCTTCAGCCATCATTAGACCTCGTTATTGATTTGGTCTTCATGATCTCCGTAATAATGTTGCTCAAGTTCTGCATCAATTCTAGTTTCAATGACCGGTGCTTCGTGGAGTGTTTGCAGAACGGGTTCGGGTGCTGTGCTGTGCGCTTGATGCCACTCAGCGATTTCTGCACCCGTAAACTTTTGCTTCTTAACTACTTCACCATCAGGCGTCATCCAACCCTTTGTGGTTGGCACAGTGCCTGCAGGTAGCCAATGAGGTGTACGGATAGCCATTTAGCCCTCCTTGCCTGTTGTGCTTGTGACAGCACCCTTGACAGGTCTTAGGATGCTTTTGTCACCCATACGCTTCTCACCAGGGCGAGCAGGCGCTTGACCTTTCACAGCACGACCTGCTTTAGTAGCATCTTCGTGTCCCTTTGCATCATCAGCAGCAAGTTCAGGGTTGTCCATGTTCGCATCTTTTGCCATGTCTAGCGCTGCTTTGCCCTTGAACTTGTCTTTCATCGTCTCTGCTTTAGAAGCGCCCTTAGTGCGATCCGCATAAGTCTTACCTTCTTTCATCTTCTTTTTAGCAGTGTGCTTATGAGACTCGGACACAAGGATTTCAAGGTCTTCGACGGGCACATCAAACTCTACACCATGCTCAAACATTACATCGTAGTGAGTCACGATAGCGTTGCCATCTTCTTGCTCGACCAGAGTGTGCTGACCGGGGATGCACTCACCAAAGCCCCATTGCTCAGAAGCAACATGCTTCGCGCAATCGTGCGATAGTGCTTTGTCAACAGACTTAGTAGAAATGTCAACAGATTCGTTTCTACCATAGATCAGTTTACCAGTCATTCTATCGACTTTTTTAACGCCTTTGTCACCTTGACGCTTCTGTACATGAGCGCGGGCTTTATCTGCTTTCTTGTCAAGACGATCAGTTTCTTTATCAGAACCAGGACCATATGCTGAACTGCCATATTCGAAACTCTTTGCTTGGCTAGCAGCAGCAGCCTTACGAGCAAGTTTACCAGAGATTTCGTCAAGTTGCTCTTCGCTAAGAGAATTCAGAAACTCGTCAATATCCTCTTTGGCTATAGCCTTCTTGATAGTCTTGCGACGATTGTGCAGATACTCGTCCGACTTATCGGTATCGCCGTCATTATCGATATCTTTGTCAGCGCGATCATCATAGTCCTTGCTAAGTTCTTTCTTGTCCACAGGATCAAGTTTTTTCTTTTCGTCAAGAACTACTTCTTGCCAAAGCGATTGAATTTTTCTAAAATATTCTGAGTTCATTGTACTCTCCGTTTAAACTGGAATGCCAAATTGGGCAGCAAGGGCGGCGACACATACACCGATGACAAGCCAACTAATCTTATGGTTGACAGCAACTTTTTCGACAAGAGAAGTTACACTGTTTTCGATGTTATCGATTTTACCTGATAACCTATTTAGTCTCTCGTGCTGTTCTTCTCGACGTTCTTCTAGATCAGCAATCTTTTCTTCAACCTTTGCAAGTTGAATGATTGCGTCCGTCATTTTGTCGATTTTACCTTCGATGCGATCTAGTCGCGCCGACTGTGTTTCTCTTGTTGCCATTTCAGGATCCCCATCCGATCTAGTTGTCTACTTTGGCGCCGCTTCGCCATTGATAGCAAGACCAATACCTTGCTTTCCATTTAGGGCCAGGATTATCACAGTTATGTCTGGCTCTAAAATTCTTTCTTCGACCTGGATCGTCACGCTTAATTTCCATATTAGGATCGCCGAAGTTTACTTTTACTACATTGCCCTTGTCGTTCTTGACATAGACAGAAAACTTTTTAGGGCCACCAGGTGTACGAAATGGATTGTTCAGAGTGACTTTCTTACCCTGATATTCTGCTGCTTCAGGAATCAACTCTTCGTACATTGATTCACATTTGCAATCGATTTCGTCTGCTCTATAGTTACTAAACTTTTTCATTTCTCGCGTTGCCAGCCCTAACTATAAATTCTCGAAAAATCGAAAATTTTTAGGTAACTTTTTATTTTTCGAAATAGGAATAAATTCTATTTCCAACATATTTGCCGATGGCAATAAAGACAAAGGCAGTCTTCTTTTTTTATATCGATCAAGTGTTTCTGAAAGAACATTCAGATTTTTATTCTGCTTTTTTGCTCTGTAATAATCAGAACCCATACCGCCATTCGCTTTTTTCTTTATACTTTCAATGCCGCCAAACCAACTTAGATGCCATGCAGATTTTTCTACTGTAAAATGTTTATTTGGGGCTCGGTATGAATAAGTGTCGTCTCTATTCAAATATTTTCCTAAAGAAACATACGGATGACTGCTCGTTTTGTTTTTTATTCTATGCTCAAAATCCCAAACATACCATTCTATCTCTAAATTAACAACTCCATTTTTTATGACTGCTTCTTTTATTTCCGGAAATTTATTTACATCCCAAATTTCGTCTAAATCGCCGTGAATAATTATATCATCATCAACTTTTTTTGTTCTTCTAACGCCTTCTTGTCTAACATGAACTTGCAAAGCATAAGAACCGTGATAATCTATTATCTCATTTTTTTCAAAAAGCGATTCAATAATAATATGTTCAATTTTATTTTTGTATTTATCGAATTT